CAGATCCAACGCGCCATCACCTTGCCGCTGGCCAATTGGCTGGGTAGTGTGATCCCTGGCATGGGTGGTGGTGCAGCAGGTGCCGCCTTCCCCGCTGGTAGCAGCGATCTCATGGGCACCATGGCCAACGTGGCGCACAGCGGTGGGGTGATCGGTGCAGATGCCCTGATGGCCCGCTCGGCCAATCCAGCCCTGTTCACGAACGCCCCGCGTTTCCACACCGGTGGCATCGTCCGAGGCGAAGTGCCCATCATTGCCCAGGAGGGCGAAGCGGTCTTCACCCGCGGGCAGATGCGTGCCCTGGGCGGGGCACTGTCTGCTAGGCAGCAGCCACCCGCCGTGAACGTGCAGGTCAATGTGGTCAACAAGGCCCAAGGGGTAGACGCCCGCATCGAGCAGCAGCGCCAACCCGATGGCGGCCTGCGCCTGGACGTCTTCATCGAGCAGATCGAGGGCCGTATGGCCCGTGCCATCAGCCAAGGCACTGGCATTGCGCCGACGCTGGAGCGCCGGTACGGCCTGAACCCTGCCATGGGAGCGGTGCGATGACCACGGTGAACGACCTGTCCATCTGGCCCGAAACCCTGCCACCTCCACGCGTGGAGGGCTACAGCCTCTCACCTCGGCCTAGCCTCTTGCGCACCGAGATGGAAACCGGTGCTGCCCGTCACCGGCTGCGCTCGCTCACTGCCCATTACCAGGTGCAGGCTGAGTGGCGGTTCTCGGAATTTCAGTTTGCGGTGTTCGACTCCTGGTGGGCTCTGAACACCCGGCTGGGCGAGCAGTGGTTTGTTCTGCCCCTGGCGATGCCGCTCGATGTCCAGGCGGTCGAAGCCCGCTTCCTGGCTCCTTGGCAAGCCGAACTGCAGCCCGCTCGTCGCTGGCGGGTGGCCGCGCAACTGGAAATCCGCAACCTGCAGCGCCTGACAGCAGAGGAGCTGGAAGCCGCCAGCGTTTATGGCGATGCCGAGATGGCTCTGGCCGACCGGCTGCACCGCTGGCTGCATGAACAGATGGGCGCACGGAGCACACCACCGTATTTCTGAAGGAACGAGCATGTCGATCAAAGACCAACTGCTGCGCTCGGTCACGCAACTGGAGACCGACAGCGGCCTGGTGCACAACTGGGCCCATGGCGATGCCAACACCCAGGTCCAGACCGAACGCGGCACGGTGCGTTCACCGGCCAAGCTGATTGCCGATAAGGACGCCGAGATCAACCAGGCAGCGGGCAACTTGCTCTCGCGTGCCCAGACGGCAGCCATCCAGTCGGAGGCGTCGGCCAGTACGGCGACACAGCAGGCCAACGCAGCTTCCGGCTCGGCCAATCTTTCGGCCACGTCCGAGGCCAATGCTGGGGCTTATGCCACGGCGGCCAATGCCAGCGCCACGGCTGCCGATACGTCGGCTGACGCCGCTGCGGAGTCCCAAGCCAATGCGGCGCTCAGTGAGTCCCGCGCTCGCCAATCGGCCATGTCTGCTGCCGTGTCGTCCTCGCACGCCAGTGATCAGGCGCTGGCTGCTGCCGCAAGTGCCACCAGCGCGCAGCAGTCCGCCCAGTCCTCGTCCGATCAGGCGGTCACTGCCGTCCAGGCCGCCACCCAAGCCCAAGTGGCTGCTGCCACCAGTGCCGTCATGGCCAGCACCGCCAACACAGCGCAAGAGGCGGCCAGCAAGTCGGCACAGAAGGCAGCGTCGTCGGCCACCACGGCACGCACCCAGGCCAAGAAGGCGCAGCAATCGGCCGACGAAGCCTTCGGTTTCAAGACTGAGGCCCAGGCCGCCCAAGTGGCCAGCAGCGCTTATCTGGAGCAGGCCGACGCTCTGGTGGCTGGCCCCTACACCCAGATGGCTGCCCACCTGATTGCCACCCAGGCGGTCGTGGTCGAGCACCACGCCTTTGCTTGACCTGAATAGAACCGAATCCCCAAGGAGTTCTCCATGCCCGAATCTGCCAGCGGTCTGATGACCGAAGTGGCGGCGTTGACCCACGCCACCACGCAACTGCTCAACACCGTCAATGTCCGCAAAGCCACGCTGGACGCCAGCGTTGATGCCGCAGCCGACAGTGCTTCGTCTGCCGCCAACAGCGCACAGTCCGCCAGCCAGAGCGCAACGGCGGCAGCGACCACCTTGGACGAGACCGAAGCTGCCCGCGACACCACCCAGACCTACCGCGACCAGGCGGTGGCGGTGGTCACCAGCAATGACGGCTCGTTCGAATCAGCCCCCGGCAAGGTGCCAGTCGCTGGTTTGGACGGCAAGGTCGACTTTGACTACCTGCCGCTAGCCCAGCAAAACGCTGTTCTTGCCGAGGCCATCGTCTCCGCCACCCATGAAAACCTGCGCGACTTCTTTGACGACCGCGAGGTCAAAGCCCAGGTCCAAACCCACACCGGCCAGATCACGACCCTGACCACGCGCGTGTCGACCGAGGTCGCCCGCTTGGACCAGAAGATCGACACCATTGAGCCGGGGATTCCCCCGGCTTATCAGGGCTTGATCGAGCAGGATTTCCTGATCGACGGGTTTGAGTCCGCCTACACCGCCGAAATCCTGCGCGGCATGGGTGGCTCGGGCCTATACAGCACCCGCAATTATTCGGTGGATGACGGCAACCAGGCCCTGCACCGGCCCTTCACAGTCACATCGACTGCGCAGTTCCAGCACAACCACCCCAACTACTACCGCATGGTGGGTCTGGGCGAGCTGTGCGCCATCGTCAATGGCTACTACGTGCGCACCACGCACAACGACCCCACGCTCATCGATCAGGACGGCCGCATCTTGAGCGCGCCGCCCGTGCCCGCCAGCGTGCTGGCCAAGCCCACCGGGGTGAGTTTGAATGCCAACGGTACGGTCAGCATCGACACGGCCAGCGACACCCAGGCGCGCTACATGCGCAATCTGTTCACCCAGCACCTGGAAGACACCCGGCTCGACCTGCTCTACATGGAGGTCTGGCTCGAAAAACTTCCCTCAGGCGGCGACCTCAACACCCTGATCAGCTCGTTTCGCCACAAAGAAAACGCCAACCAGCTGCGCGACCTGCTCAATTTTGCGCAAAAGCTCAACTACTCTGGTGCCAAGGACCTGCCTGAAAACGGCTCGTTTCGCTGCGGCGTGATCTCGCTGGTCAATGCCAACGGCACGCCGGAGTACGCCTACATCAACTACCGGCTGCGGGCGCGGGCGGTGGGCAAGCTCAGTACCCGAGTGCCCAAGACCAGCTACAGCTCGGGTGATCAAACGCCTCAGGTGTCCTTCAGCGTGGTGTCAGCAGCCGTGGGTGGCACCCATGGGCACGCGCTGGATGAGCCGCTGACCCCCGGTGAGATGAATAGCCTCATTGGCGGGGCCACGCTCTACATCGAGTCCAGCTACAACTATTCGCCCGCCTCATCCGCAGCAGAAAACCACAGCCACCTGTACGCCCTTAACTGGAATGGTGCGACCTTGCTCGCGACCAACCTCGGCGCCCGCCGCCCGGACGATCCAGCCAATCAGTTCCTGGCGGTCAGTGGCACGCCCAGCATCGCCAGCTACCGCAAGGCCGATGGGAGCATGGCTGGCCCCGTGGTCTGGAGCACGGTCGCCGTGCCGCACCAGCACCCGATGGATGTGCAGACGGTGCAAGACCGCTTCCCGTTTGACCTTCACAAGGCGATCAATCACGTCATCGACAACGGCAACCGCTTCATGCTCGTCAAGGACGTGGAGGCGCTCAACCGACTGCGCGAAAGTGGCATGCCCACCGCGGGCTGGTTGCAACTGGCCGAATCGGGCCTGGCCCGCTTCACCCTGGACCAAGACAGCATGGATGCGATCTGCGCCCAGGTCTGGGGGCTCGATGGCGAGGGGGCCTTTATCCCCGAGGTGATCGATTCCTACGGCACCAACTTCACCACCTACAACGTGGTGGGCGATGCACAGGCGAACCTGGCCAAGTACAACCGTACCTACAAGATCGGCAGCAACGACGCCGCTGGGCGCACCACTGCTCGGCGTGGCTTCAGCGACCCAACCCTGTACGTGGCCAAGACCACGCTGCCTTCCGTAGTGGAGGGCTACAGCTTCATGATCCCGCTGGAGTTGATCGTGCGCACTCCGCTGGAGGTCTGGAACCCCTGGGGCCTGAACCTGATCGATGGCAATCCGGCCTCGGGTGGTACTGGGGCCGGCACCCCCACCAGCCCCTGGAATGCGGCCTACACCCAGCTTTGGTACAACTTGCTGCCGCCCAACTTCTTCTCGGCTGGGGCGTCCGATCCGGCCGACACCACCACGGGCGGGGTCTGGATCCAGGCCAGCAACGGCAGCGCCTACCCGGCGGACAACTCCGGGATCTTCATCACCATCGGTGGCGCAGCCGACTACCGCAACCCGGCTGGCAACGTCATCTCCACGGTGTTTCGCCAGCGCTATGCGATTGCGCCCGTCTGGCACGAGTTCACCTACGCCAACGTCCAGCTCAACAACTTCAAGAACTCGGTGCGCGCGCTGCTCAAGGGCATCGTGAGCGGCAGCGTATCCGCCACCGACATCGACCACATCCTGTAACTCGATTGCCCGACCACATCCCAACTTCCACCGGAGCCCCATCATGAGTCTCGAAACCGAACTTCAAAACGTCATCGCTGCCACCTCAGCCCTCAATCAAACCGTGCAGGGCAAGATCGATGCGATCAACAACACCGTCAACGCAGCGGTGGCCACCAACGATGCGCGTGCCACCAGCGCCATCAACAGCGTGACCAGCGCGGTCAACGCCGAGTTGGGCAACATCCGTCCTTACAGCACCAACTACGTCTTCTGGAACACGCTCAAACCCGCCGATCGCATTCGCATCTTCCCGGCAATGGTCATTGGCCACCCCTGGCAAGACGGGCAGTACGTGGCGTCAGATGCCGACGGAAAAAACCCGGTGGTCTGGGACAACGAAGCCGGTGGTTACCGCCCGGCCGACAGCATCAACCGAAACCCCTTTGTGGAGTGGGGCGCGATTGACGAGTGGAACGCCCACAGCACGGGCGATGTGGGTTATGGCTACGGTTCGGCCTATTCCCCGGTGCTCATGAATCCGGTGACCGGCGCGCCACTGACGTTCACCAACGCCATGGGTGAGACGGACTACTACCGCTGCTACGCCGACTTCAGCACCGACGGCATTCCCACCTCGGCCTGGCGCACGCTCTTGCCCTACGAAGACCTGCACGCCATCAGCAACCGCAAGGCTTATCTGGTGATGTCGGGCTCCGTGGTGGGCCATCCCGACCAGGTGGCGCGCACCTTCGTGAACGTGGGCGGGACCGAACACGGCAACTACAGCGCCACCCACAGCTTCCAGCTGCAGGACCTGAATGGCGATGGCAACTGGGACACGGTGGTGCTCAATTGGGCGCGGCCCCATATTTGCCGTCATGCCAACGCTCGCTCACCCGCGGGCAATCCGGCGCGTGGCGATTCGCAGGCCTCCACTGGCCTGATCGCGGTGCAAGGGCAGCACTACGGCTCGGACGGTGGGCACCGCAACTTTGTGAACGCCACCACGAAGCAACTGGCCGATGACCCGACCATCGTGCCGGTGCCTTACGCCAATACCGACAGCTCGATCTACCAGGCCGCCTGGGCCATTCCGGTTGGTGACTTGGCAGTAGCCAACAACCTGCGCTGGCGTGTCTACAACTGGGGCTACACCGGTCTCATCGTCGAAGGCTGGGGCTTGGCCTACATGTCCCCGGTGCAGCGCTGATTCACATTCATCCCAGAACTTGGAGATTTCCTCATGTACGTCAAACGCAAAGACACCGGCGAAGAACTGTTTCGCGGCCCGGCCAGCAGTGCCAAGGCTTTTTACGGCAGCGGCAAGCGCCTGCTGGATCGCATCGTCGACACCACCGACCCCGAGCATCCGGTGGAAATCCAGCTCGGTGTGGAAGTGGAGCTGGAGCTCTGCTACGAAAACACCGCCCCAGAAAAGCTGCTCTACCTGGCAGACACCGACTGGTATGTGGTGCGCGAGCAGGAAACCGGCAAGCCCATGCCCGACGAGGTGCGTGCCCGCCGCTCGGCGATCCGTGTCTCGTTGTGACCGGGGACAAATCATGCCCGATCCCACCCTGTCCGAGGCGATTCAGGAGGCCTACGCCCACGCCCCCAGTGACGCCATCATCCTGCACACCCTGGAGCTGCGCCATCCCGACTTCCGTGATGACGCGGGTAACCCAGTCGCCATCCGGGTGGTACGCGACCAGGTCGATCTGACCGCCCGGCTCGAAGTCGACGCACCGCTCAACGCGAGTCAAATGGTGACTTTCATCGGCATGGGCTTTGAGCTGGACCTGCCGCCGGTGGACACCGCGCCTGTGCCCGAGATCGTGGTCACGCTCGACAACGTCAGCCGAGAAATCGTGCGCCACCTGGATGCAGCGGCCGAATCTCAGGCAGTGATCGAGATCACCTACCGGCCGTATCTGTCCAACGACCTCGAAGGCCCTCAGATGGATCCCCCGATCACCCTGGTGCTCACCGAGGTGGAGGCCGATGTGCAGCGGGTCACCGCTCGCGCCCGCATGATGGACATCGGCAACAAGGCTTTCCCCAGCCGCAGCTACACGGCTCGGGAGTTTCCGGGGCTAACGCGATGAGCGTTGCAGCAGCAGAACTCACCAGCTTGATCGGTCTGCCCTGGGTGGTCGGTGCCTGCGGTCCCGAAGCCTTTGATTGCTGGGGTCTGTTCGTGACAGTACAGTGCCAGTGCTTTGGGCGCGAACTTCCGCAAAACCCTGTGGACGCCACCAACCTGCGCGCGGTGCTTGACGCCTTCAATGGCCACCCCGAACGCCAACGCTGGCAGCCAGTCATTGAAGTAGAAGAGGGCGACGCCGTCCTCATGCGCCAGTCCCGCTACCCGGTGCACATCGGCGTGTGGCTGGACATCGATGGCGGTGGCGTGCTGCACGCCGTGCGCCACGCCGGGGTGGTGTTCCAAACCCTGGCGGCACTCGATGCCCATGGCTGGCGAATCGAAGGCTATTACCGTTTCCGTGAACCGACATGAGTTTGCCTGTCTTGCCTGTGGCTCAAGCCACCATCGTCTGGCCCCGCAACCCCTTCCACCCCGCTGACAAAGACCTCTACCCCGTACAGCCCGGTAGCACGGTGGCCGACTGGATGCGCTCGCAGTCGATCACCGAATTCCCGCTGCCCACTGTCTGCTTGGTCAACGGTCAGCCGCTGCTGCGCCGGGATTGGGCCATCCGCCCCTTGGCCGCACACGATGTGGTGGTCCTGGTCGGTCTGCCCGGAGGCGGCGGGGGTGGAGGCGGCAGCAACCCGCTGCGGGTGGTGCTCTCCATCGCGGTGATGGTGCTGGCCCCCTATGCCGCTGCCGGTCTCATGGGCTACGGCATGACGGCCGCTGGCATTGCCGCCGCGCAAGCGGCCATGGGCACCATCGGCTTTGGGCTGTTGGCGGCCGGGGTCAGTGTGCTGGGCGCCTACCTGGTCAACGCCCTGGTGCCGCTTCCCAGTGCCAACGTGCCTTCGGCGCAAAACGCCCTGGCGCCCAGTCCCACCTATTCGCTGCAGTCGCAAGGCAACTTTGCCCGGCTGCTGCAACCCATTCCGGTCATCTATGGCCGCCACCTGGTCTACCCCGACCTGGGTGCCACGCCCTACACCGAGTACGTCAACAACGAGCAGTACCTGCACCAGTTGCTGGTCATCGGCCAGGGCGACTACGAGATCGAAGCCGTGCGCATCGAAGACACACCCCTCCAGTCCTTCGAGGAAGTGCAAGCCCAGGTCATCTTGCCCGGTGGCCAGAACACGCTGTTCAAACACGATGTGGTCACTGCCCCTGAGGTGGCTGGGCAAGAGTTGCTCGCCATCGACGACCCGGCCAACACCCGGGGCGAGGCCATTGGCCCCTTCATCGTCAACCCACCCGAAACGCAGATCGACACCCTGGGCGTCGACATCCTGCTGCCCCGGGGCCTGTTCTACGCCAACGACGCTGGGGGCCAAGATGCCAAGGAAGTGCACTGGACGGTCGAGGCCCGGGCGGTGAACGACGAGGGCGAGCCCATCACCGGCTGGCAGACGCTCATCAGTGGCACCAGCTACAGCGCCTGGAGTGGCTGGAACACCACCTGGACCACGGCCAGTGCCGTCACCACTCAGACCTACCACTACGACTCCGAGGGCGGTTACTACAGCACCAGTTACGGCCCGCCGGCCATGCCGCCCAACACCCTGACCGAGGAATACCAGCTGGGCGACTGCGCCAGCCAAGACTATGAGTCTGGCATTTGCTACAGCTACTACATCCAGCGCCGCACCCGCAGTGCCTACAGTCAGCAAGAGGTGATCAGCGCCGCCACGCCCGACACCACTCGGCGCAGCTACCGCTACCCCGTCACGCCAGGGCGCTACGAGGTCAAAGTCGTTCGGCTGGACCACAAAGACACCCGGGCCCGGGCCGGGCATGAACTGCGCTGGGGTGAGGTGCGCGGCTATCTGGTCAACCCCAGCTTGCCCGCGGGCATCACCTTTCTGGCGGTCAAGATGCGCGCCACCGACAACCTGTCGATGCGCTCGAGCCGCCTCATCAACTGCTTGGTCACGCGCAAGCTGTCCGTCTGGCACCCCAGCACCGGCTGGAGCGGCCCGCAAGCCACCCGGTCGATTGCCTGGGCCTTTGCCGATGCGGTGCGCGCCAGCTATGGGGCGAAACTCGCCGACAGCCGCATCGACCTGCCTGCCCTATACCGGCTGGACCAGACCTGGAACCAAAGAGGCGACCAGTTCGACGCCGTCTTTGACCAGAAAGTCACCGTCTGGGAGGCGCTCACCCGCATCGCCCGCTGTGGCCGTGCGGTGCCTTACCTGCAAAGCGGTGTGGTGCGCCTGGTGCGCGATGAACCTAAGACTCTTCCGGTGGCCCGGTTCACCACCGCCAACATCGTCAAAGGCAGTTTCAAGCTGCAGTACGTCATGCCAGGCGAAGAGACGGCCGATGCGGTCACGGTGGAGTTCTTTAGCCCCAAGACCTGGAAGCCGGCCGAGGTGACGGTGTCACTGCCCGGTTCGACCGAAGCCAATCCGGCCACGGTCAACCTGTTTGGCTGCACCAACCAGACCCAGGCCATGCGTGAGGGCAAATACATCGCTGCCGCCAACCGCTACCGCCGCCGGCTCATCACCTTCCGCACCGAGATGGAAGGCCTGATCCCCACCTTCGGTGACCTGATTGCCATCAGCCACGACATGCCCGCCCAGGGCACTGAAGGCAACAGTGGTAGCAGTACAGCAGGGGAGAGCGCCGACATCCCCTGGAGCCAACTGGCCCGGGTCATGGCCATCCGCCCACGGGGCGAACAGGTCGAAATCGCCTGCGTGGTCGAGCACCCGCTGGTGCACACCGCCGACCAGTAAGCCGCCCACAAAGCCAGCCAAACCATTCAACACCACCGGCCCGCCAGGGAAACCTGCGCGGGCCATTTGCTTTGGAGACCGCTCATGACTGACAACCACCACATCACCGACCCAGAGGCCGCCATCACCCTGCGCCCTGAAGACCTGGACGACCTGCTGACCCGTGCCGCCGAACGCGGTGCCGAGCGCTGCCTGGCCCACCTGGGTCTCGAAAACGGCCATGCCGCGCGTGACATCCGTGAGCTGCGCGATCTGCTCGAAGCCTGGCGCGAGGCCCGCCACACCGCCTGGCAGACCATCATCAAGGTCGCCACCACCGGGCTGTTGGCCGTCATCCTGGTGGGGGCTGCCATCAAGCTCAAGCTCATGGGAGGCACCCAATGAAGCCCCTCCCTTTGCCACGCCCCAGTCTGCTGACCAACTGGCCCCGCGTGCTGCGCCAAGCCTGGAGCATCCGCTTCTCGCTGCTGGCCGCGTGCTTCACGGCAGCCGAGGTGGTGTTGCCCTTCTTGGGCGACGTCCTGCCCCGGGGCCTGTTCGTGCTGCTGGCCTTTGCCGCCAGTCTGGGCGCCACCGTGGCGCGCTTGGTGGCCCAGCCCAAGATGCATGAGGTGGAGCAGTGAGGCGCCCCCGCACCGCTGTGGCGGCGCTCGGCCTGTCGGCCGCCGCCCTGGTGGGCCTGGTGCTGCACGAGGGCTACAGCGACCGCGCGATTATCCCGGTCAAGGGCGATGTGCCGACCCTGGGCTTTGGCAGCACCACCCGGGCTGATGGTACGCCCGTGCGCCTGGGCGACACCACCACGCCACCCCAGGCCTTGGCCCGGGCGCTGCGCGATGTCCAGCAGTTCGAAGGCGCCCTCAAAAGCTGCGTCACCGTGCCGCTGGCCCAGCATGAGTACGACGCCTACGTCAGCTTTGCCTACAACGTGGGACCACGCGCGTTCTGCCAGTCCACCCTGGTCAAAAAGCTCAACGCCCAGGACTACCCCGGTGCCTGCCAAGAGCTGCTGCGTTGGCGCTTCTTTCAGGGCAAGGACTGTGCGCTGCCCACCAACGCGCGGCTTTGCGGTGGTCTGGTAACACGGCGAGAAGCCGAATACCGGCAGTGCATGGGCGAGGCCGCGCCATGAACCTCATCGCCTGGCCATACCGGCTGCTGGCCCTGGCGGTGCTTGGCATCGCTCTGTTCGGCTTTGGCTGGCTCAAGGGCGCGAGTCACATTCAAGCGCAGTGGGACGCTGCCACGGCCGCACAGCAACAGGCCCAAGCCCAAGTACAAACCCGTCAAGCTGAAGCCACCGTCCAGGTCGTCACCCAGTACGTCGACCGTATCCAAGTCGTTCGAGAAAAGGGCGACACCCTCATCCAGGAGGTACCCGTTTATGTGCCCATCCAAGCCGATGCTGCTTGCACTGTCCACCGTGGCTTTGTCAGCCTGCACGACGCTGCCGCCGCCGGTGAGTTGCCCAAGCCCGCCCGAGATCCTGATGCGCCCGTCGAAGGACTTGCGCTCTCTGCCGTTGCCGCCACCGTCGTCACCAACTACCAAAGCTGCCATGAAAACGCCGAGCAACTGAAAGCCCTGCAGGACTGGATCCGCCAGACGCGCTAG